TCAAGATATAAGTGTTGTTGTAGCAACGATTGCCGATAGTATGAAAGGTAATCTTGTGTTAAAAGAGAAAGCACAAAGCAAAGCAAGAAAGGCAGCAGAGAGAGATAAACGTGCAGCACAAGAAGCTGCAACAGAAAAACCAAAGAAACCACAGAAAGAAGATGATGGTGGTCAGAAATTTAACATTCCTAAAATTGGATTTCTCAGTGGTATATTTGGATTCATAACTAAATTTATTTTTGGTATAGCGATCATGAAATTAATTGAGATCGCTAATAGTCCTATAGTAAAAGGTATAATTGGTGCACTTAAATTTGCTGGTAATCTCATCACGAAATTTCTTTTCCCAATCGCTGGTGGTTTTTTAGATGGTCTTGCCACTTTTGTTGATCTTGCATATACTATTACTGATGGTGCAGAAAAAATAGTTAAGAATATTTTTGGTGAAGAAGGTGCAGAGAAGTTTAGAACCTTCATGGAGAACTTTAAAACTCTAATAAATTCGTTTGTAATATTTAAAATACTCAAGGCAAAATTTGGAGAAGCAATAGCAAAGAATATAAAAAATGTTTTTAAATTTATTAAGAATTTTGCAAGAAGAGCATTGGCAAACATAGGAAGATTTTTAGGGCCTGGTGCAAGAAAAAGTATAAAGGGAGTATTTAAAGCAGGGAAGGGATTGTTAGGGAAAGGTGTAGCAAAAGTTGGTGGATTTGCTTCTAAGATATTTGGAAAGGCAGCGAAGTTTGTTTCCCCTGCATTGAAAGGAGCATTACCAGCAGTCAAAGGATTTGCTAAACGCATACCAATATTAGGGCCATTAATTGTTGGTGTGGTGTCTTTAATGTCTGGTGAACCAGCAGCACAAGCATTATTCAAAGCAATGGGTGCTGCACTAGGTGGTGCACTCGGAACATTTATACCCATACCTGTTATTGGAACACTGATAGGAGAAACTATTGGTGTGTTTGTTGGTGACTTATTATATGAATTAATTCTTGGTGGTGGTGCAGAAGCTGCGGGTCAAAAATTAAAAGATACTTTTAAAACATTTGTTAAACCAATATTTGATTTCTTCAAGGATGGTTTTGGTAGATTTATAGAAAAATTCAAAGAGGAAAATAAAACTAAATTTGGAGTGACTAATTGGCTTGCTCTTCTTAATCTTACAAAAACTGTACCGTTACTTGCTAAATCTTTCTTCCCTAAAATATTTGGCGGTGATGAATCTGAAAAAGAAATAAACAAAGAGGAGGTAAAAAAAGAAAAACTAAAAGTTTCTGAGGAACAAGATAATAAGAACGGAAAAAATGCCGAAGAGGTATCATCAGAGACAACCTATGAGAGTGGTGAAGGTGATGCCATGATTATTCCTATTCCAGTGCCTCAGTCTGGGGGTGGTCAAACTATAGTGGGTAAAACTGGCAAAGGAACAGGTGCAATTAAAAAAATATTCATAGACGATACTGAACTTTCATTATACGGAGGAAAATAATATGACTAACGATTCAAGAAGATCAGCACCAGCAACAATATCTAAAGCGAATGTAATTTCTAACGTGGATTCGAGTAGGGTTGCTAGTTTAGTAAATGGTATACTTAATTTGACTTACCATGAAAGTATATTGCAAGATACTGTTAAAGCTTACATTGTTTTTAGTGATGTTGGAAATGCCATTGATGGAAAATCAGTGATAGAGGGATTGCCTTTAATAGGAACAGAAGATTTTAAATTAGAATTTGAAGATAATAATGAGGAAAAAATAAAATTAAATATGAATGTTAATACAGTTAAAGAGGTGTTTGAAGATGGAAGTAAAAATGTCATCAGTGTAGAGTTAGTGTCAGAAGAATTTCTTCGTAATGAAATGGGTGAAGCGAGATGTAGAACTAGAGAAACTGGGATCGTATCAGATAATGTTAAAAAAATAATAGAAGAGAGATTAAAAAGTGAAAAGAAAATAGATATAGAACAAACAAAAAATAGATATAATTTCTTAGGTAATAATCGTAAACCTTTTTATGTTTTAAATATTTTATCTAAACAAAGTGTTCCTCTTGAAAGTGATAGAGATGCTTCAGCAGGATTTTTCTTTTTTGAAACCTCCGAGGGATATCATTTTAAATCAATCGAGGGATTATTTAAACAAAAACAAAAAAAATCATATATTTTTAATAATACCACTGATTTACAAGGCATACCCTCTGGTTATGATGGTAAAATATTAGAACATCAATCAGATACTTCAATTGATGTGCAATCAAAAATGAACATGGGAACATATAAAACTAAGATAGTTTTATTTGATTCCTATAATTGTAAGTATGAAGTTATAGAACAATCTGCAGAGGAGGTAAAAGAATCTGTTGAATTAGCTGGAAAAGATCTTCCCAAATTCAATACTAAATTTGATGCCACTAATAATGATTTTACTAGAACAACTTTGTATCTAGTTGATAGTGGAACTCTTCCTGATGGTGATACTGATTCTCAAATTAAAGCAAGCACGAAACCAAATTTTGAAGCAGTAAAAACTTTAAATCAATCTATTCGTAGATACAATCAATTTTTCTCTGGTATGATGACAATCACAATTGCTGGTGATTTTAGCTTACATGCAGGGGATTTAATTTTTGTTGACATATTTTCTGTTCAAGCAGAGAAGGATGATACGTTGAACAGGGAGAGTGGTGGTCTATATATTATAGCTGACTTATGCCACTATATTGATTCTGAAGGAACTTACACTAAATTAAACTTAGCGAGAGATTCTTTCGGAAGAAAAGGTAATCACAGTAAGAGGTAACTATCATGGAACAAACTTACCACCCAAACATAGCAGATGATGGAAAAGAACATGTCAATCACGACATGCATGTGTATACAAAAGAAGATTTAAAAATGCACAATGAACCATTTCATCATCATTCAGAGGATGAAGTTGAACCAAATGAAGGTAAAATAAATGATTGGCACAAAAGACATGAAGATAAGACTTTAGAAATTTTCTGCGACAATCACCCTGATGCATTTGAGTGCAGAGTATACGACGACTAAAATATGGAATCGTCTTCATTATTTAATCCTGGCTTCATGGGTGGCAATTTCTTTTGGTTTATAGGCCAAATTGCTGATGATTCAACGTGGAGAGAAAATCAAAAACCTGAGAAGTTTGAAAAGGTTGAGGACATGCCAGCATGGGGATACCGATATAAAGTTAGAATTATAGGAACTCATGATCAGGAAGAGGATACAGTAAAGTCAGAGGATCTCCCTTGGGCTCAGGTCATGTATCCTGTGACTTCTGGAACTGGTCTTGGTGGATCATACCAATCACCAGCACTCAAACAAGGTATGTTTGTTTTTGGATTTTTTCTTGATGGAAAAGATCAACAGACTCCTATAATTATGGGTTGTCTTGGTAATAATGCTAAGACTAAACTCGAAAGGAAAACAGGAACCGAGGGTAGTGGAGGAAAGAACTTCACTCCAATGAGTTTCTTTTCTAAGATGTTGAACCCAGAGCCTAATGAACAAAAAAAATTAAAGGACGCAGATTTTTCACCAAAACAAAAGGGGAACGAGGCATATAGTTCGCCATCAAAAGAAAATGTATCAAAAGAAAGTTCAGATGCAAACAATTTATATACAACAGCAGATGAAAAAACAAAAAATGTATTAGAAGAAAAACATGCACTTGCTTGCCCTGATCCAGATACACAATCAGACACAAAAAATATTCAAACAGTTATAGAAACTTTATCTGCTAAAATACAACGATTTCAAAAATCATTACAAGATGCAAATGTTGCTGGTGGTTTACCCATCGTGCAAAATAATAAAGACATAGACAAAGCAATTCAAGATGCATCTGAAGAGATGGGAAAATATATGAAAGGAACCATGAACAAAGTTCAACAGTTCACCACCAAAGAATTTAATGATAAGTTAGCACCAGCAATAAATCTAGCACCACCATCACATACATTAGAAATATTACAAAAAAAAGTAGAGGGATTAGAAAAAATTGCCTGTATGTTTAATGGCATGGCAGGTCTTGCACTTGTTGGATTAATTGCTGCTGCTTTAAAGAAGGCATTTAATAGAAAGAAAAAATTATCAGATCAAGCAGCTGCTAATAACTCTGTATCTGAGGCAGGAGTTGTTAATGCAACTCTAGCAGCTGGGATAGGAACAGGTGCAGTTTCTCCAGACGTTGTTGGTATTACTTCCTCACAAACTATACCATCTATTCCTACTTTAGATACATCTGGTTCTAATGATGTTCCTTCACCACCTTCTGAGGGATTTTATTCACCAACTCCTCTTTGTGAGACAGAGGAAATTATTGGTGAAGTTTTAGGTGGAACAATTAATACCATTTTACAAGGATTTGATAGTGCTATTGGCCCTGTAATTGATGAAGTTCAAAATTCTCTAGGTGGATCGTCTACCGAAACAGGATCAGATAGTGTGGCGGTAATTGATAATGCTATAAATGAAAATAATGTTCTTGCTGCATTATCGTCTGGTCTTTTAATTTTAAGTATAACGCAGACTTTAGCTGACAGATCTGGAGTAAAACCAAATGGAGAAACTAATCGTTTTTGGGCGGATGGAAATTATGGTCGAGGATTGACTTCATTCATTGATAGTGCAGATCAAAACAAACCTGAGAATCAATCCCTGATTGCAGAGGCATTATCATTAATTAATGATAGAGGGAATCCAAATGGCATTGCAGCAGGATTTGCTCTAACATCAAATATATTAGGTGTAGATCAAAATTTATTAACTGGAATTGGTAATGCTTTTCAAGCAATTAGAAGTGGTAATATACCAGATTTAATTTCTGCTGCAGGTAATCTAGCATCCTTTAATCCAAGAATTTTAAATGCCATTGCTGGCAGGGGTGGTGCTGTTGGTGGTTCACTATCAAGTGGTTTAGGATTGGGTGCATTGAGTGGTATGAGTTTTGACATTACCACTGCATTAGGATTCGTTAATTCAATAACTAAATTATTTGATTGTGATCCTAAATCAGAGTGTTCACCAAATGATACTCATACCATGCAAAGTGGTGGTGGTTCAGCTGGTAAACCTAGTATTGGTAATGTTGCAGAGTCTGCAAAAAACACTTCTATTTCTGTTAAAGAGAGAAAATCTTATGGAACAAGCGTAGAAAAACTTAGTTCTAGTAAAGAGGGTGTTAAGGTTAAAAAAATATTTGCTAAACCACAGACAAGAAAAACTGATCTAACCAATCTAGTTGGATATGTAAATGGTCAACCTTACTATGGGCCATTTCATCTTCACATAAGAGATGGAGGAGAACAAGTCATCATGGTTGGTGCTGCACATACATCTGAGAAGCATGCCGTTATATACAAAACTGCAAATGAAAGTCTTGCTAATCCTTTTGTGGAGGAAGATTAGATGCCAATAACACCAACTTCATTTAATAATATAAAGGTAGGATATATCAGTGAAACTGATGGATATATTCAAGATATATCTATCGCTGACGCAAATGCGTACGCTGCATTAAATCCCGAAACAGAATTCATATTTATAGATGGTGATGAAAAGATTAGATTTTTGACAATTAGTGAAGTTAATTCGCTAACTCCCAAAAATCTACTTAGATCTGATCCTTGTGTAATTAGTGATCAACCTTGTGGCCCACCACAACTTAAATTTTTTGGAGGTGGTGGTGTAGGTGCAATTGCTAATCCAGTTGTAGATATTAATGGTAATTTAATTGCAGTGGATCTTGTAAGTGGTGGTTTTGGATATACATCACCACCACAAGTTCAAGTTCTTGATCCATGTAATATAGGAAGTGGTGCTGTCCTCCAAACAGTGTTGGGTGAAGATGATTTGACTGGTGTTGTTGTAAAAGTAATTGTTACAGATAGTGGTCAAGGATACTTACCACCACCACAAACAGTTCCACAATATCCTGCTGTGATAGAACTTACAGGTGTGACTGTCACAAATCCAGGCTTTAATCATAATTGTGGTGTTGACACAATAGAAATAATACCAAGTAATGGATCTACTCTCTCATATAATTGTGATCCATTTGGTAAAATAAAATCTGTATCTGTAAACAAAGGTGGTAGATTCACTGAGTTACCACAAATCAAAATGAATACAGAAACTGGATTCAATGCAACTTTTGTTCCTGAGTTTAACATTATTCGTGATCCACAACCAATAGAACCAGTCATAACAGATGTGGTTCAGGTGTTTGATCTTGTTGGTTTAAATATAAATGGTTATGTAGATGGTAAACCTTATTATGGTAACGTTTACTTTGTGAATGGTATTAAATATGCAGGAACATCTGAAAAATCTGGAACTAATATTGTAGTTTTCAATACAAGACTTGATAGTTTACAAAAACGAGACACAGGTGCTAGAATTGTAACAGATCAAATAGAAGAAGCACCAGTTGTAGTTGAGGAGGAGCAACAAGATACTGTGGAATCCATTAGTTCTCCTTCAAGAGGAACTTATTCAACCACACCAACGAGTGCTCCATCAACACCAGCAACGCCAGCAACCACGACAACACCAGCATCTGGAGGAACTTACTCTGCACCAGCAACACCATCGACACCAGCACCAGCAACACCGTCAACACCAGCACCACCATCATCAAGTCCACCTAGCAGTGGTGGTGGCGGTGGCTACGGAGGAGGATACTAATGTCTGAGAAAAAGAATTTTTGGAGTCAAGTGTGGAGCACCATGAATGGTGCTATTACTTTTGGTAAATTAAGTCCAAAAGGTGATGTCACTTCGAGTGTTCACATTCAAGCACTTGATGGTAGACATTTCATGTCATTTGATGAGGATGGGCCTAGAACAGGATTCACATTATTAAATTCACCTGGTTCAACCTTTATTCATAGTGGTGAGGATTTAGAGGGAAAGCAAGAAGCAGTGGTGATTCTTGCAAAAAACGGTGACATACATTTAAAAGCAACAAATGGGAAAATAAAATTAGAAGCACTTGATATTGAATTAATCGCAAATGGTAATTCTCCACGGGGTGTTATTTGGGCGAATGCGTACGAGACCTTGAAACTTGACTCAAAAAATGTTACAATAGATGGAAAGCAATCTTTTAAAATTATGACATCAGGTTTGCTA